ACAGATCGAGGCTCAATTAAAAACTTACACGTCATAAACACTCGCAAAAATATGTGTAAGGCCTCGATTTGGCTTACCATTAATGGGCAAAAATATAGAATTGATAGGAAGTCAGTAAAGAAAAATGCAAAAGGAGGAGTTTGGGCTCCGACTAGTTTAAATTTTTATCGTGTTGACAAAGCTAACAATGAATTAGATGATTTGACTGAAGAACAGCGTAGAGAAACAGAGAAGATAATTCGAGGATTAATCGGTAATTCAGACGATTTTTTATTAACTAGTTTAGCTTCACAAGGTGAGATGAATAATTTTATCAAGGAAAAAGCTTCTTCAAGAAAACAAATATTGACAAACTTTTTAGATTTAGAGGTATTTGAAAAGCTTTATGAAGAAGTTCGAAAAGATGCACAAGAAGTTAGAATTAAATTCAAGTCATTAGGTGAAAATAACTGGAATCAAAGAATAACTGAAACACAAAATTCAATTGATTCTAGTGACAGTTTGCTTAAAAATATAAATAAAGACATTATTATTCTTAAAGAAGATATTGACAAACTTAAAGATGAAATGAGATCAGACTCAACGATAGTCTTAGAATCTGATGTTAAAAAAGCTTATAACAGATTAATAAAAACAGAACGAAAAATATCTGAAGATGAAGAAGAAATTTCTAGAAATAAAATAAAAATTAGGGAAAAACAAAAGAAACTCAAAGTTTTGAATGAATTTTTAAATAGTGATATTCTTGAAGAAATGAAAGAGCGAAGAACAGCTCAGATTAATTTAGAGTTATCAATTAAAGAAATGAAATATAAAATTGATTTGATTAAGCGTGATATTAAACAAAGCAAACAATCTATAAAGATACTAGAAGATGTACCTTGTGGGGATCAATTTCCAACTTGCAAATTTATAAAGAATTCTCATAAGAGTAAAAAAGCTTTGATATCTCAAGAAGCTAATCTAATATCACTAAATACAAATCTATCAGATTTACGACAATTATACTATAAAGTTAAGGATAAGGAACTAGAAGATAAAATAAATAAGTATGAACAGATGGTGCAAAAGAAAAGTGTTCTCACAACTGAAACAAGCAGATCAAATCTACAGCTAGCTAAGCTTGAAGAAAATATGAAATGGCATACAAAAGAGCTACAATCTTTTCAAGGTGAATACGAAAAATTAGATGCAATATTTAAAAATCAAGACGATTCTGATGATAATTCTGAGTTAATTAAACTTTGTGATGAAAAGATCAGAGATGTTAAAAAGAAAGAGTTGCAAAAGGTTAACATAATTAATAAATCTGCTGAACTTAAGGCAAAGATTAATATTCTTAAGCGAGATAAAGTATTATATGAAGATCTAAAAGAACAAAATAGATGTTATAATATATTTGGAAATGCAGTTTCAAAAAAAGGAATTCCTCTTCACATCATCAATAAAATGTTACCGGCAATTAATTCTGAAATTTCTAAAATTTTAACCGGCGTAGCAGGCTTTACAGTTGATATTGAATCTGACTTAGACACAAATTCTCTAGATGTATACATTAACTATGGAGATTCAAAGCGTATAATTGAATTGGCATCAGGAATGGAGAAGATGATGGCATCACTAGCAATAAGAGTTGCATTGATTAATGTTTCATCTTTATCTAAGACAACTACACTTATGATTGATGAAGGATTCGGAGCACTAGACGCAACAAATCTTGAAGCATGTAATAGGTTACTGGTGTCTCTTAAAAAATGGTTTAAGAATATATTAGTGATATCACATGTTGATGCCATTAAAGATTGTGTTGATCATAATCTAGAAATACTTAAGAAGGGAAAAGATTCGTATGTCTATAGTTCATAAAATTAAAGTTGTAAATAAAGTCAAAGATAGAAAACACAATATTTGGTGCCCAATTTGCGAATATATACTGTCATCAATGGAAGATGTTAGAACACTCAAAGAGAATGATTGTTGTGAAGATTGTTGGTTGACTTTTGGACAAATGCGTCAAAAAGAGTGGAAAGAAGGTTGGCGACCAGATAGTGAGACATTAAATAGATATAAACAGTCGAGAAGGATAATTAATATCGACATAATGAAAATTTTAGGAGAGTGATTATGACGTTAAGCTTTGAAGAATTAAATATATTAGGTAATATTACTAATGATACGTATGGGAAACCTTCGACAACAGGAGACTATGGCGAGTCTCGATTAGGAGGCTATTCTACCGGCAACGCAAATAGCGTAGCTACTAAAGCTTCTTTCGATGGGAATATTATGCATATAACATCCCTGTCAATAATTAATTTAGGTCCAATAGGAATGCAACATCAAGAAATTACTAAGTGTGAAAATGAGTTAAATCAGTATATTAAAAAGTATTTATCTGAAGTTAGAAAAGAATTTAAAAAGAAAGATAATGCCGGCAGAGTTTTAAAAGCTAAACTAGTTAAAAATAGTGAAAAGACAGACGTCGAGATGATTAATCATCATGCAGCTACTAGAAGAGCTTATATAAGAAGAACGATTTGTTTTGAGATAGGATAAATGGCAAAGCTGAGCAAACAAAAACAAGTAGCTGAAATTATTAAGTGTGGTAAGGATCCTACGTATTTCTTTAACACATATTTAAAAATTCAGCACCCGGTGAAAGGGTTGATACCGTTTGATACATACCCTTTTCAGGATGATTGTGTACAAGATTTTATTGATAATCGATTCAATATAGTTCTTAAGTCTAGACAATTAGGTTTGTCCACGCTAGTGTCAGCTTATTCAGTTTGGATGGCAATATTCCAGAGAGAAAAGAACATATTGATCATCGCTACTAAATTAGCAGTAGCACAAAACTTTATTTCTAAAGTAAAGACAATGATCAAGTCACTGCCAAAGTGGCTAATGTTGCCAGAAATCATAGCTAACAATAAACAGCAGATACAGTTTAGTCATGGATCATCAATAAAAGCAATACCTACATCAGAAGACGCTGGTAGGTCTGAATCTCTCTCATTGTTAATTGTTGATGAGGCAGCATTTGTAAGAAATTTTGATACTATCTGGACGGGTATTTATCCTACAATTTCTACAGGTGGACGTGTTATACTGCTTTCTACCCCTAACGGAGTAGGCGGTCAATATTATAAACTATACACAGAAGCTGAAGCTGGATTAAATGAATTCAATCCTATCAAACTACCCTGGACTGTACAACCAGAATGCGATCAGGCATGGTTTAATCAAGTTACTAGTAATATGTCAGAAAGACAAATAGCACAAGAATATTTATGTGACTTTACATCAAGTGGTGATACATTTTTAGGAGGCGCTGATTTAGAGTGGATTAGAAAAGGTATTATAGCGCCTATTGCGCGTGAAGGCGATGATAGAAATGTATGGATATGGAAGTACCCACTAAGTGAGCATGACTATGTAGTATCAGCAGACGTTGCACGCGGTGATGCAAAAGATTATTCAACATTTCATATCATAGACGTTAGCGAAGGAGAATTAGTAGCTGAGTATAAAGGTAAAATTAGACCGGATAACTTTGCAGAGTTACTTAGCGAATGGGGGAACAAATATAACAAAGCACTTCTGTGTCCGGAAAATAATAGCTTTGGTTACGCAACAATCCTTAAGTTGCAAGAAATGCAGTATCCTAGACTATATTATAGACAACGCAAAGGTGTGTACATAGGCGGATATGTGCCTAAGCAAAGTGCAGATATTGCCGGCTTTACAACGAATGGAAAGACACGCAGCATGATATTGGGTAAATTAGAAGAAGTTTTACGCAATAAGCAGCTATATGTTCCTTCATCTAGAACATACGAAGAATTAAAAACTTTTACATGGAATACCGGTAGAGCCCAGGCTAAACGAGGCTTCAATGATGATTTAGTTATAAGTTTAGCAATTGGTACATGGCTGTATGACGCATCTACAGATTATAGTAAGAGTTCAAAAGATATTAACAAGGCCATGCTAGCCGGCATGTCTAATAGTACACGAGAGTATACAGATAATACATCTACAATTAATATTGACCCAATATCTGTATTTTCTGGTAAAAATATTGATAAAACATCAAAAAATCCATTTAGCGTAAATAAAAACAGATCTAAGATCGATTCGGATCATTTATGGGTTATTAAATAGGAGATAGAATGGCAGAAAAAAGTCCATCAAATTTATTTAGAAGGCTTACTAAACTTTTTAGAAGTGGCCCAGTAATAAAAAGAAAAGTAAAAAACTTTGATGATAAAAATTTAACAGCATCTGCTTTTGAAGCTTTTAGGAAAAATCAAAGTCAAGCATATAGTGCAGCAATGTCTGCTTACGGAGCTTATGATAGAATGGCTAGATATAGTGATTTTAGTGAAATGGAATATTGCTTGCATGGCGACACTAAGATCGCAATACCGGGTGGTTATAAGACGATTAAACAATTATCAGAAGAATATGACGTCAATGAAACTTTTGTTGTTTATGCGTATGATCATCAAAAAAAGCAAATAGTTCCAGCATTA